CACTCATATTATAATATTACTCTATAAAATAAATAATATAATACTATCTCTTAATTAAAGTGGAACAGAATTCTCGTAAAACAGAGCAAAGTTAACATATGCTCGATGTGTACCAACAATATTTGCACTTGTATGAATAGTGTATTGATATTGAGTATTTCCATTAATTAACCGAACTGATCCAACTCTTAAATCGGCTGGTGTATAATTTTCTTCATTTGTTAATTGCAATTGATAAAACAAAATAGTTGAATTTGCTGGAATTGTTGGAATAGTTTGAGTTATTAATAAATCTTGGCTTGCACTTACCGTAGTAGAAAAATCTGCACCAACTGCACCAGAATATTTCTGATATGGTAAAAATGGTAAGTAAAATGTATCACCGTCTGCTGGATATGATTGTAATGTGTCCCAACTCATTTATATAATATACTAAAATATTTAAAATATTATATTGCTTCTAAATTAATAGAAATGGACTACTGCTATCCTACAATTTATAACAGCATTAGTTGAATTCCACAAAGACGCTATAATCTCGGTAGCACTATTATTAACCCACGTTGACAACCCAAATGGTAAAGCACCCGCGAAATTAATACCATCTTGCAACTCCAAACTTACAGCACTTTTGTAGTTAAGAAAATTTGCACTCGGTATAATAACAGAAACATTTTGAAATGTAGCATTCGGTTGAAGAGCAATCGTTTGAGTAAGAAATGTTTTGTATGGTTGCACTACGGGGTTAATAGGAGGTATCTGAAACGGTAGTGAATTGAATTGGGGAGGAATTGCATCTTGATAAACTTCTCTCGCACTCATTATATTATAAATATACATTTTATTATTTATAATATTTTAGAATTTAATGCTCCTTAATCACTTACACATACTTGTGAAGACGAGAAGTCATAGGTTTACGTCCACCACCAGAGTGTCCCGAAGCCATCATTTCAGATGCATCTGCTCTCACACCACTTAAATGGTGTTTGGAAAGCATAGGCATTCTGCGAACAGCACTCAACATAGAGTGAGACATTTTTCCACCTACCATACGACGGTACACAGCTTGCTCGACGGGGCGAACATCACGTTTCTCTTTTGCGTCCAAGACCATTTGCTTGGTAAGAAGACCCGTGTAGATGTTGGAAGATCCAGACACCGTAGTAAAGACACCAGAGTTGCAACACACAACAACAATTTCGGGCTGGAGATTTCCACCGATGTTATTACGAACGGTGATGTTAAATTGGAACAAGTACTGTCCGATAGAACCAGATGACAAGTAATCAGCAAGAGACAAGTTGAAAGCTGGAGCAAGAATGAGGATAGAACCGGTTGTATTAACACGGGCGGGAACACCAGTACCAGCTGGGGCAATTCCGGAAGCAAGCCCGCTGAATTCAGTCCAAGACTGGGTAGATCCGTTAGCAATTGAAATACGCCACAAATCTTCGGTAGTAGCACTTGCTAACAAACCAGAAGCGTTATTGAAATTGCAAGAAATGCGTTCAATAGGCAAGAAAGAAGCACTATCCTTGATGGTCTGTTGGGACATAGGGACGCGAGCAAAAATCATAAAGTAATCTGGTATCTGATTTAGCTGAATATTTTGGGATGAAATAGTAGCACTTGCACCGTTAACAATAGCGGGGTTATTTGTAGACAAGCTCAAATAACGAGGGAACTCTTGGTAGGGCAACACGTTTCTCACGGGGACAAGGTCAGAAGGCTGGGTAGAAAGGAAGTTAAACAAGAGACGAGTACCGACAAAGGGATCAACTTGGGCTTGAGGAACAGCACCAGTAATAGCGGGGCAACCAAGACCAACAGCAACAACCCAGTTATTAGCAGTTGAGAAGCAACGTTTGGCAGTTCCATCGATGTTCGCGACAAAATTCATAGTGTTAATTCCAGAAAAGCCTTGCATATTGTAGCAAGGGTCGCCAAAGATAATAGGGGAAAGGAAAAGAGGTTCAGTCAAAAGTGTAGTAATACATACAACCCAACGCTCACCCGCACCACCAGTAGCAATAGCACTTTGATCTACGTAGTTAGCACCGCCAGCAGTAGTGTATCTGTAAAGACGAACAGAAGCGGGGAAAGCACCACGAGGAACTTGGTCTACGTCATATGATGCAACAGCGTAAGAACCAAGAGGATTGTTAGTAGCACCTACACCATCAATATAGTCCAAATAGGCTTGGTCGGGAAGTGTGGGTGTCATCGAGTTAAATCTGTATAATTCTCTGCTGTCATTGAGACGGAGTAAGGGGTCAATCACGTCTTGTAAATTGACAGAAACGTTGCAGTTGTTAATAGTAGCAGTCAATGTTGTCATCAACTTAGCAAGAGGAAATGCTTGGAAAGCATCAGTCGATCCGTAGTTGAAAGCACTTGAGCCAGCTGTAACCCCAGAAATTTGTAAATTAATAGAAAGTGTAGATTGAAGCAATATTTCACGGGAGATCACGATACTCTCGGAAGGAATTTGACAATTGAATACCATATTGGAAGCAGTTGCAGTAATTGCTTGGTATTGCTGGTAGGTAACATTTGACCCACCGGATTGAACGGCGTACGTTAATTCATCGGTAATTCCTAAACGGCTATCACGGATTAAGCAAGTTCTGAAATCGCTTGACATTCTATATTATTTGTAAATATAAAAAAACTTTGGAATTATTATATTTATTCTTAAATGCCCTAAATTATAACTAATGTGAAATAGACCCTTTCCTTGTAAAAAGTATCTTGATGCTACAAGCCCCTCCACTATTCAACTGAAGGGGGAAGAATTCTCCTAATTTGGATTTCCAGAAGACAGAAATATCGATTTGGCTAATAGGCATATTTCCAAATAAATCAATCAGTCTTAACTGGGTTGGAGTATACAGAAGACTGGGTTTATATACTCCGTTGTCTGCAACAAAATCAGATATGATTTGAGCGAAGTTCGCATTATTACCGTCATTAGCATACACAATCCCGCCTTCAGCGTAAATAAGTGGAGCTGACAACTGATTGGGAACAATAGGAAGAGTAGCACTCGTAAATACGATTGAGCTGACTGGCGTCCAAGAAGCAATAGTACTATACTCTTGAAATACGGTTGTTGCTACATATTGGTTCGCGACTGGTGCAGAAGTTGGTAAGTATATTGTTTGCGAACCATTAAAGTTTCCAACAGCAATCACAAAATTTCTCCCTAAAGTAACACCTTGCGTACCAAAATTCTTGGCAATAAAAGAAGGCATTAAATTTGCAAGAGGGGAGTTGAAGAATATTTTAATGGGATCAGCTACAGCACCAACTGGGTAAGTATCGTAGTAGGCACTTTCAGCATATATGCCAGCAGTATTGGTATCGGTATTCCAAATAATTGTTGGTGCGTGTGCGTTAGCAAGTGGTGCACCAACAGCGGTCTGTAGTTGCGTAAAGGCATCATCGAGAGCAGTCTGAACCAACTGGATAAAGTAAGTATAGTTAAAGCAGTAATAATATCCAGTTCCATTATCTTGTAGCTTGTTGGGGGTTTGGTTTGGAGCAGATGGTAGTGGAGCAAATGCATTTTGAGGCAACCATCTTAAATACACTTGAAACGTTGTATTCTGATACTGAAGTGTTATTGAGTATACAGTCAAATCAATATCAGCTTGGTTGGGTATAATCTCTGGAATAAACAACGGAAGTGTGTTGGTGTCAGTCTGAAACCTAATGATGCTAAAATAGTAATCACCCGAGTTATTCACAAATGCATTCTGACGTTGTTCCCTAAAATTAATAATCGGAGGTACAGATGTTTGAGATAACACATTTGCTATAGTGATATCGTAGTAAATCTTATCGACATTATTATCCCGCTTAAATTGTGAGAGTTGCGACATCTTATATATTATACTAAATATAATTTTAAATACAAAATCTAATTAAAATTATATGTGCTTTTGTCTTACATATATGAAAAGATATTCTAGATCAGATATAATAATGTAAAAATCCAAATAGAAGAGTTAGATTTCTACAGTATACAATCAATAATAAGTATTTTAGATTATTATATGTAATAATTTTAAAATTATTACATCATTATATTTATTTTATATCTAATTTGTAAGAAATCTAATGCTATTATATTGATTATACGTGTAAAAATCTAATTGTCTTCATCTTCGTCGTCTTCGTCTTCATCATCTTCATATTCTTCATCGAATTCCACACACGAATTGCATCTCAATCCAGTTTCACTATTATTAAAATTAGTCCATTCGAATGTTCTGGTTCCGCAATCACAACAAGTATATACTTCAATACCAAGATTGTTTTTAGCGTAGCAATATTCGCAAAGTCCATTATAATTTTTGTTATCTAAATTGGTAATATAATAATCACAATCAGAACAAGATTTATCACGTGTTTCTTCTTCAATTGTTTCCCACCAGAATTGTTCGATTGCAAGAGCAGTATTGCTCTTACCCAAATAAGAGTAAATCAGATTGTTGATTTCAAGAGGTAGTTCAGTCATTAGTTTGTATTCCATTCTATATATATATATAAGGATAATAATCTTTAAGTTGTTTTAAAATAGATATTATATATATTATTCCTAAATATATATAAAGAATATGAACTTTATTTCTTTATTTTAATTAAACATTTGGATGGTTTCTTAAAGATAGTCTGCAAGTGGTATACTGGAATATAGTAGTGGTCTTTCTCATCCCATTTCAAATTTGCTCGCGAGAATGCTTTCCTCTCAAATGTATTGAATAGTTCTTCATCATATTGGATCCAACTGATCTCATCTGTATAGTTGAAAATAAATATAATTGATTTATCTGTATCTGATACCTTGTTGCAAGTAATCATCGTTGTATTATATGTATCTCGGTTTACATCAAACCGCGTCTTAACTTCGAATACAGCATCATCACATTCGTAATCATACTTTGCATTCTCATCCAAGTTCTCTCTAATCTCCCCATTCAGATTGTAATCTTCAAAGTATTTTTTGACAATTGGAAATATCTCTGTTTGGGCTTTTGTACCTTTCCGGAAGTCTCCTTCGTAATGAACCATTATCTGATATATGTAAAGATAATTATTTTAAGCCATTTGTAATTAAAAGTATTTAAATTAGATTTATTCCTAAATAAAATCCAATTAATTAATATTTAGGGATTATTTTGTTTTGTTATAATATATGGAAAGAAGCACGATCGAACACAATTCTGAAATCTGGGATTTAGAAGAAGAGCTTGGTATCGAGCATTACTTGCAAACCAAAGAGCAGTACATCAAGCAACATTCTGATAGGTCGATTGATGAGTTAAAAGAAAAGTTGTTTGCTCTTAAAAAGCAAATAATTGAGAGCGAAGTGGGTTGTTGGTCTCAAGTAATACACGAACATTTTGAAAGTTGTAAACGTGAGTTTGAGATTGAACCATCGAATTCCATTTACGGTAATTTCGAATTTTGGCTTTCTAAATATTCCAGACTTATTCCCACCGCGTGGCGTGATGGTATTATAGACGAAGATGATATTTGCTACTTGCTTGAAAAATCTGGGGATTATTTTGGAGGATACGATGCAGAAGATGACTTGAAGGAAGTCTGGATACCATTTGACGCTGTTTTAGAGAAAGTAAATTAAATAGATTTTATTCTGTTGTTTATTATATGGATACTGATAAACAAAAGAAACCAACCAAGGAGGAATTGGCTAAAATGATTACAAGTACAGATATTGACCGCTACTTAAATGAAGGGTCAAATAAAATTGTAAAATATAGTGAACTATCAAGGTACGAAACAATAGAAGATTTATTACCTCTTAAAACAGATTACAGAATTATTCTTATAGAGCAAAATTTTAATTCGGGTCACTGGGCTTGCATTTTACGATATGGTAAGACGATTGAATGGTTCGATAGCTATGGACTAAAACCAGATGGTGAGTTGCGATTTATTAGTACCATTAAAAAGAAATTGCTTGGTGAGGATCACAAATATTTATCTAATTTATTGAGTGAGGCTCACAGTCGCGGGTGGGATGTTGTTTATAATAAAAAGAAATTGCAGAAGCTGAAAGATGGTATCAATACGTGTGGACGCTGGGTTCTGCTTCGCATTACAATGATGAAAGATATGATGTTTACCTTGCCCGATTTCTTGGAATTTATTGAAAAGAATTTCGAGGGTAGTGGTTTGACAAAAGACGAAGTGGTTGTTAAATGGGTCAAATAATCTGGGTAGTTTGGGAAGTTTTTTGTCATTTTATTCCTTTTTCTGAAAAGATTTATAAGAATACCATATATGGTGATACTTTTTGGTTTTGGGGATAAAAAGTGATGAAAACTTCCCAAAGTTCCCAATTAATTATAATAAGCATTATATTATTATAATTTGCAAAGATTAATCATTCTTGATATAGTGGTCTTCGATTGTTCCGCTACTTGTTCCCATTGCAGTCGCGTCTTCCTTCAACTGGCTAAGAGTGTCTTTATACTTGTCTGTCAGAAATATCTTTCTCAACATCGACACTCCCACCTTTTGCCCGTCAAATATTTTATACAGTATTCTGGTAAAGTCGTTGTTATTAGTATACGGTTGACCTTGTGAATTCACGATGAATGGAACTGACTGTTTTTTCATTTCTTTTGCAAGTGGATGGTACTTCAAATAAATTTCAAGGATGGTTCGCAATTCGGGATCGATTTCTTCCTCTTGACATTTGTATGTACCTTTTGTTTTGAAGTTGTTAAATTCAAACTTGTTTTCACCCATATTCAGAACATTACTTTTCTTGGCTGGTTCAGTCTCCGTCGCGGGGCTTGGTTCACTTGCCTTTTTCTTACTCTTTTGCAAGGATACCATCATATCTTGATAATCCATATTTCTCCTTGGTCTCTGTAAGACATATAATCCAAGCACCACCAGATTTAGAAGCTTATAGTACTGGTCTTCGCTAATTTTCTTGGTTGTTAGTTCAGTCAGAATGCCTTTGAGATTTTCCAGTTTACATTTAATTTCTTCTTGGCTCATCCAATTGTCTTTTTCTTTGTCAGTCTTCTCGTTGCTGGTTTTAAGGTCTTTGTTAATCTCTTCGAGTTGTTTGTAATATTTGTCGTATAGCTTCTTGTATTTGGGCTGTGCGATCAATGTTTTCAAAAGAGAAACTATTGCTATAATATATGTTCTACGAGTGTTTGGCTTTAGTTGTTCTAATTTCGATTGGATTACGTCTACATCTTTCAAAAAGTTTAGATTTTTTATCTCTTGTCCGCCGTTCAGTCTTACGAGATTTTTTAAGTATAGAGTTTTAGAACTCGCGGTAATGGCTTTGTCCTTGAATAATTCTTCTGCAAATGATTTTTTACTTTCCTTAACGTCGACAATTGTATCAGTCATTCTAATATACTACATTTAGATTTTATTTTATATTATTTACTCTAAAATCTAATTTTCTAAATATATCGATTTGGTTATTAAGTTTTTGAATATAATTATAATTTGAAAATAATAATATATGCAATTATTATATAATGGCGACAACCCCAACATACATCAATCAGAGGATCAACAATTTGCAATCACAGATCAATGGTATTATATCGGGTGGAGGTGTACCGACCTCGAGCAATTTAGCGGATGTTTTATTGAATGGTAACTCTGCTGGACTAACCAAAATAAATATGAATAATAACGATATTGATAATGTAGATAACCTTACTGCTAATACTGTTAATGTAACAACAGAAATAGATGTGTCAGACGGCACTCACGTTGCGAGAATTCAACCACAGCAAATGTCTTTGGATAACAGCGTTGATGGTCTTGCTATTTATTTGGATGCTTCTATTCCACAAATATATTTAACAGATGGAACAACAACAAATACAATTAATAAAAATGGATACACTACTCGTAATACAAATGCTAACGCAACACATTATCTCAATTTTAGTGATGCTTCTGGAAGTGGAACAGGTGCTATTCAAAAGACCGCTGGAATAGAATGTAATCCAAGCACCAAGACGATCACCGCAACCACATTTGCTGGTAATGCTACTTCATCCACGACCAGTAATACATCAACCAATTCAAATATTTCACTTGTTTCAACTGGTGTGGGTTATCCAACCTTTTCTACTAATACATCTGGTAGTCAAGCATTATTAGCATCAGCTGGTCTTTCTTTTAATGCTACATCATCAACACTAACTACTACAACCTTTAGTGGTGCTTTATCTGGAACAGCAACTAATGCGACGAATGCTGTGATCGGAACTGATAATGTTTCTACTGTTGTATATCCTACTTTTGTAAAGACAAGTGGGGGTGGAAATAAGGGTTTATTTATTGATGATACAACCACACCACTTTCTTACAATCCATCTATTGGAACATTAACAACAACCACTTTTAGTGGTGCTTTAAGTGGAAACGCATCAAGTGCTACAACTACTACAAATGTGGGGACAACTTCTGATACAACGACTGCGTCGAATTGTCCTGTTGGTTTTTTTGTAAATTCTTCTGGATCTCAACCTGTAAAAGTAAATAGCAATCTTACATTTCAACCAACAACTAATACTTTAAGAGCAACCACTTTTGAGGGGGCATTAACAGGCACAGCATCAAGTGCTACAAATGTGGGAATAACAAGTGATAATACGAGTGGGACTTATTACTTGCCCTTTGTAAAAACAAGTGGATCAGGTAGCAAACCACTTTATATTGATGACAGCACTACTGCTTTAACTTATAATCCAAGCACCGCTACT